CTCCATCACTGATGTTCGTTGCCAAGCGCTTGCTGGACACCGAACTGCGTGTTGGCACTGCTGACAACGACATCAACGCGTTGAAGCAGATGGGCACGATCTCTGGCGGCTACACCGTCAACAACTTCTTGACCGACAACAACGCTTGGTTCCTGACCACAGACGTTCCAAACGGCCTGAAGCACTTCGAGCGTACCGCTCTGTCCACTTCCATGGATGGTGACTTCGATACAGGGAACGTTCGCTACAAAGCACGTGAGCGTTATTCCTTTGGCTGGTCGGATCCGCTCGGAATGTGGGGCTCTAGCGGTTCGTCTTGATACTTCGGTATCTAAAAAAGGCCCTTCGGGGCCTTTTTTATTGGCTGTTGACATTTGCGGCATAGGTTATATAATTCCCCGTATCGTAACGAGGAGTTGCTATGGACCACCCAAAGACACGGAAAGAAGCCCAAGCACTTGGGGCAAAGTTTTACTTCACCGGCGAGCCCTGCGTACGCGGGCACATTGCGTTGCGTAAAACCAAAGGGGCGTGCTTAGAGTGTGTCAGGGAAGATTGGGCGCTTGACAACGAGCGCCGCAAAGAAAAACCAAAAACTGAAGCGGCCAAAGCGGCTGGTAAACGGTATTACGAGAAAAACCGGCAAGCAGTGATTGCGCGTGCCGCAGCTAGACCAGCGGAGGAAAAGCGCCGCAACAGAGCTGAGTACAAAGACAGGAACGTTGATGTGGTCCGGGCCGACACCAGCGTTCGCAAACGTCGTCACAGAGAAGCTACCCCCAAATGGCTTACCCCGGCCGAACGGTTGCAGATGCGGGAGCTTTACGTGCAGGCCCGCAAGCTGACAGAGCTTACGCGAGAAAGGTACGTTGTCGATCACATCGTGCCCCTGCGCGGAGAGTCCGTCTGCGGCCTGCATGTGCCATGGAACCTGCGGGTCATCACGCAAGAAGAAAACTTGAAAAAGTCCAACAAGCACGTTGACCACACCACAGACCAGTGATATATTGCCCCAACTCCCGGACTTTCCGGTGTACCTGACGGCTCCGGGCCGACGACATGCAGACAGGGCACCTCAACTTGCATGTAAGGAATTGCCATGAGCAACACCACATTTTCCGGCCCAGTTCGTTCCGAAAACGGCTTTCAATCCGTCACCAAGAACGCCACCACTGGCGCTGTCACTGTGACCGCCACATTCGGCGCGGCCACTTCTGTGACCACCATCTCTGCCACTGGCACAACCAACGTGATCGTCATCCCTACGGTTGACCCAGCTGTTGCTGGCGCGATCTGGAACAACGCTGGCACTTTGGCCATCTCCGCCGGTTAATTGATCTCGGGGGCTTCGGCCCCTGCACAACAGGAGATTGATTATGACAATGCAAACCGATGTCAAAGCTGTTTCGTTGGCTGCGTCCGGCGTAGTTACGGATGGCCGCGCACGCTTGCGCAGCTTGGTGATCGAGCCCAGCGGTTCCGCTGGCAGCGTTATCATGAAAGACGGCGGCTCCGGCGGCACGACGATCATGACGCTCAACACCACTGCTGGCGGCGAGACGTTCAACATTCTGATTCCGGCCGAAGGCGTGCTGTTCGCAACGAGCATCTACGCCACGCTGTCGAACACCAAAGTGACGGCCTTTTATGCCTAAGAGCCCAGCATGGACACGCAAAGAAGGCAAGTCCGAGAAGGGCGGCTTGAACGCGAAAGGGCGGGCGTCTTACAACAAGGCGAACCCCGGCAAGCCCGGCCTGAAGGCTCCCCAGCCCGAGGGCGGCAAACGCCGCGACTCTTTCTGCGCCCGGATGGAAGGCATGAAGAAGAAGCTGACCGGCGAGAAGGCCAAGAAGGACCCGGACTCGCGCATCAACAAAAGCCTGCGGGCGTGGAAGTGCTGACATGGAGATGATGCTTTGGAACGTAGCACTCAGCGCCATCGTGGCCGTGATGGGCTTCTTGCTCAAAGGCAAGTTTGATGAGCTGGATCGGCTCAGCATTTTGCTGAACCGCACCCGGGAAGAAGTGGCGCGTGATCACATCACTCGTACAGAATTCCGGGCGGACATGGCTCAGTTGCTGGACCGGTTTGACCGAATTGAACGCAAGATTGACAATCTGAGGGGCGGCAATGCCATCCAGCAGTAAGAAGCAGCACAACTTCATGAACGCGGTGGCGCGCAGCCCTGCGTTTGCGAAGAAAGTGGGGGTCCCACAGTCTGTGGGCAAAGATTTTTCAACTGCGGACAAGGGCCGCAAATTCAAAGAAAGTGGTGACACTATGGCAAATACATCCCGCATGAACCGTTTGGAAGAACTGGGCCGTGTAAATGCTGAGAAAGCATCGACAGCCAAAGGCAAGCGCAATCTCATGGCTGAGAAAAAGCGCGTGGTCGGTGAATTGAAAATGGCCAAGGGCGGCATTGCCACTTCCTTGAAGGCGCACGCTTCGGCACCCGCTTCCAAGGCGCATGCTGGCATGAAGTCTGGCGGCATGACCAAAATGGGCGCAGTCAATACCAGCTCAAAGCCCGATGGCATCGCCGTCAAGGGTAAGACCAAAGGCACCATGGTCAAGATGGCCCGTGGCGGCAAATCTTGCTAAGGAGAAAAGCATGAGCAAAGAAATGATCGAAGAAGCAATCCGTGACGCCAAAGACGCCAAGGATCGTGCAAAGGCCGAGAAGGCATACAACGACGCCAGCACAACCCCTCCAAAGCCCGCTACGCCAGCTAAAAAGATGGCCAAAGGTGGTGTAACTCGCGCTGACGGCTGTGTTTCCAAGGGCCACACTCGCGGAAAGATGGTGTAAGCCATGATGGCAAGTCGTGGTATGGGGGCTATTGCCTCCTCCAAGATGCCCAAAGGCGTGCGTAAAGCTCGCCGGGATGACACCGATTTCACGCAGTACGCCGATGGCGGTAAAGTAGGACTGTATGAAAACATTCATGCAAAGCGCAAAAGAATTGCTGAAGGCTCTGGAGAGAAAATGCGAAAAGTTGGTAGCAAAGGTGCGCCAACCAAGCAAGCGTTCTTGAACTCAGCCAAAACCGCGAAGAAGTAAATCATGGCCACATCCGGAGTTGCAAACTTTAACGTCGATTTGACAGAAATCGTCGAGGAAGCGTTTGAGCGAGTGGGCTCCGAGATGCGGACTGGCTACGACTTGCGAACCGCTCGCCGTTCACTGAACCTGCTGTTTGCTGATTGGGCCAACCGAGGCATCAACATGTGGACGTTCGAGCAAGGCACGCAGGTGCTGACCCCGGGCGTGGCCACATACGAGCTTCCGGCCGACACGGTTGACCTCATGGAGCACGTCATCCGCACGGGCGCAGGCAGCGCATCGACGCAGGCCGACCTGACCATCACGCGCATCAGTGTTTCTACGTATGCCACGATCCCCAACAAGCTGACTCAGGCCCGCCCCATCCAGATTTGGATTGAGCGCCTGAACACGCCACGGTTTACGGTGTGGCCAGTGCCCGACAACACCCAGACCTACACGTTGGTGTACTGGCGTCTGCGTCGCATTCAGAATGCTGGCGAAGGCGTGAACACCATGGACATGCCGTTCCGTTTTATCCCTGCGATGATTGTTGGACTGGCCTACTACTTGGCGATGAAAATCCCCGGCGGCTTGGATCGCCTGCAGATCCTCAAGGCTCAGTACGACGAGGCTTGGGACTTGGCATCTAGCGAGGATCGCGAGAAGGCAGCCGTCCGATTCGTGCCGCGCCAGATGTTTATTGGAAGTGGTGGCTACTGATGGAAACCCTGTTGCGTAAAGACGCAATACTCGAAGGTTTGAGCCACTATTGGACAGGGGCTCCGTGTGTTCATGGGCACACAGCATTGCGGCGAGTGAGTGATCGCGTATGCACAGAATGCGACAAGGTTGCCAAGGCTGTAAGGCGCACAACGCTTGCAAACGAGCAAGTAAAGCTTACCCGCAGGGAGTCTTATCAAAAGCACAAAGAGGCAGCATTGCTTGCCAAAAAGATTTATCGGAACGAAAACAAAGGGAAAATAAACGCCCTTTGCGCGGCCCGGAAAAAAGTTGTTAAGCAAAGAACGCCCCGGTGGCTGACCAGCTTTGACAGATTAAAAATCCGCTGCATGTACCAGTTGGCGGCAATGTACACCAGAGAAAACAATGAACCTTGGCACGTTGATCACGTAATTCCGCTGCAAGGTGATGTTGTTTCCGGGTTGCATGTGCCAAGAAATTTACGAGTTTTGCGGGGACT